TTTTTTTATTTATATACTTGGAGATTGGGGACAAGAAAGAAATATGTATATAGGAGATTAGTTTCTTTTCTTTCCGTCCCCATTAGGGGACGTATAATGTGGGTAGTAGTGTTTGTTATTGTTGAATTTGTTTGGTTCATGTATTATGCTCTGGATTCATAATATTGGTATAAGGGGTTAATATGGCTAAATTTAATTTTAAGAAACAAGATGTATCTCTTGTAGATAAAGAGCAACAAAAAGCAGATAGAGCGTTAGCTAGGGGGGACTTTCCTAAAGAAGTAGATGTAGACTTTGATAAGAAAGTGAGCTTAGCTATATTGGAAGAACCAGAACCAGAGTTATTATCTGTAGAAGGGTTACAGAAGATTTACCCTAGAAAGGTGAATAGAGAGACTCTGGAAGAGTGTGTGAAGATGATGAATGAGTCTATTGTAGGAATGGACTCTGTGATGAGGGAGCATTATAGGGATAATCTAGTAGGGGTTATTGATGTTATTAAGGAAGGGGAACGGATTAAGTTTGCTGATTATGTGAAAGCTGTGAAGTTCTGTTCTTATAAGATGGCTGGGTATACTGATACTAGGGCGTATAGTTTGACCTTTCCTGAGCGTATAGAAAGGATGGCTAGAGAAGGGATTTCTAATGCTAACTTGTATGTATATGCGAATAGTTATGCGAAGAATAAAGTTGTAGTAGAGATTATGGCTAAGCTTATGGTCCCTACGCATATTATGTATCAAGACTATTTTCATATGGCTGTAAAGACTCAAGTAGAGATTATGACTGATGATAAAGTGAGCCCTAAAGTGAGAAGTGATGCTGCAAATAGTTTAATGACACATTTGAAACAACCAGAGATTAAACAAGCTGAATTGAAGATTTCTACAGAAGATAATGGTGCTATTGGTCATCTTGCTGATGCATTAGCGAGCCTATCTGGGAAGCAGCGTGAGCTGCTGAACAGTGGGGCGATGCGTCTAAAAGATGTGAGTGAAGCTGTAATTATTGAGGTGGATAATGGATAGAACTGTTGCTGCAAAGACAGTAGAAGAATATCTTAGAGAAGTAGACTATGAAGAATGGGAGAAGAGTTATGTCCCTACTGAGTTTGCTTTGAAGTATATGAACTTCGTTAAGATGGTGAATGCCGGTAAAGAAGATATTCAGACTTCACCTCTGTTTCACTACCGTATGGTTGAATCTCTTGGTTCAAGTAATATGAGGATTGCTAATCTGTGTTTACGGGGTGCTGGTAAGACTGTAGTGATGGGTGAAATGCTTGTATTATATCTGGCTCTGTTTAATGAACTTCCTCATTTAGGAAAATGTAATGTTATTATTTATGTAGCAGATAGTATGGAGAATGGTGCTAAATCTCTTCGTACTAACGTAGAAGCAAGATATAACCACTCTGAATTTTTACAACAATACATTCCTGAAGCTAAGTTTACAGACAGTGAGTTAGTGTTTAAAAACATTGAAGGAAAAGAAACGTATGTAAAATTGTTTGGTGCAAGTTCAGGTGTTCGTGGTTTTAAACGTAATGGTGACCGTCCTGTACTGGCTATTCTAGATGACTTAATTTCAGATGAAATGGCTAACTCTAAAGTGCAGCTCGAGAAAGTTTATGACTTGATATACAAAGCTGTCGATAATGCGATGAACCCGAAGAGAAATAAGATTATTTTCTCTGGTACTCCGTTTAACAAAGCAGACCCATTGTACCAAGCGATTGAATCCGGTGCATGGGAAGCAAATGTATATCCGATGTGTACGAAGTTTCCTTGTGCAAGAAATGAGTTTAATGGAGCTTGGAAAGAACGTTTCTCTTATGATGAGATGATGGATAAGTTCCAGAAAGCAGTAAAACTAGGAAGGGTTAAAGCATTTAACCAAGAGTTGATGCTGCGTATTGCGAGTGATGAGGATAGAGTTATCCTTGATGAAGATATTTCTTGGTTCAAGAGAAAAGAGATTCTAGAGAATAAACGTAGATATAACTGGTATATCACTACCGACTTTGCTACTTCTACTCATAGAAAAGCTGACTATACTGTAATAGGTGTATGGGCTGTAGATAATAAACAGAATAGGTATCTTGTAGATGGTGCATTAGGAAGATTCTTAATGAACGATACATTTAATAAGATATTCGATTTTGTTTCTAAATATAATCCTATGTCAGTAGGGATAGAAGTAACAGGACAACAAGGGGGCTTTGTTCCTTTGATTAAGGATGAGATGTTAAGACGTAACATCTGGTTTACAGTAGCAAGAGGAAGAGAAAGTACGAAAGAAGGTATTGCTGTTCGTACAAATAAAATGGATAGATTCCGCTTGACAGAACCAGTGTTTAAGCAAAAGAAATTCTTCTTGCCAGAAGAAATGAAAGATAGTATCTTAATACAAGAACTGCTCGAAGAATTGTCTACTGTAACTATTGATGGTATTAAAGCTGTACATGATGACGCTATTGATATGGTATCACAGCTAGACCAGATGGTTATTATATATCCTTCAGAGCAACAAGCTAATCTTGGTAAAGGAACTTCACAAGAAATGGACGATATCGACCCATTCTTCAATGAAACCAATACAGGTAGTGATTTAAGAATAAATGATTATTTGGTATAAGTTTTATGGTGAAGTTAAAAGATTTCTTACAATCTATTGCATTAGGTGAATTACAAAGTTCACCTCTTGTTCCAATCGGTGCTTGGGAATTAAATCCCGATAGAGTGCCGCAAGTGATTCAAGCTTTAAATCAAGGGCTTGAATACTTCTATTCAAATTTTCCTCTAAAGCAAAATGAAGTGATTATCCAGTTAAGGGATGGTACTACTCGGTATTACCTTGATGACTACTATTCGATTAGAAATGGCGGTTACATTATGGATACTGTAGAGAAACCTTTCCAAAATGATGTCCTTCATATTTTGTCAGTACACTCTACACAAGGTAGGGAATACGCTATCAATGATGATTATGGTTCGTTCAGTATCCACACTCCAGAATACAACTGTGTTCAAGTCAATGGCAGAACACCAGAAAATTACTTAGTGATTAAGTATCAGGCAAAACATCCAGAAATTCCACTAACAGAACCAATGAGTAGTGAGTATCCTATATCCATTCCATCTTCATACAGGACTGCTCTACAAACTTATGTTGCATGTTTGGTGTTGCAGAATATGGGTGGTGAGCATTTACAGGAAAGCAATGCTCTATTTGCTAAGTTTAAAACACTTACAGAAGAGCTTAAATTACAAGGTATTGGTACTGTAACAACAGTAGGTACTAATATCAGACCTATGTTAAGAGGGTGGTTATAATGTTTCATAGACATCCGCCTATGCACAATCTTAATGAACCCAACCAATTAGTTTCACATCAGTTCACACCTGATGCTTTTTCTATGGTTCAGCAAGTGTATTTTCATTTAGGTACTTTAAAGCATATTGCAGAAAATCTTCATACTGTCGATACAGTAGGCAGAGAGATGTATAAGCTTGATGGTCTTAATCAATATCTCGGTGATATTGTAAGAGTATCTGATGCTTTAAATGCTATCGTATCTATTCAAAGAAACTTGCCGGTAATCTCAGAACTAGCACCTCGTATTGAACATTTTGTGTGTCAGCTTGACGACATCCAAGAAAAAATTAATCGTCACGAAGTTTCTTTTAAAGAAGCAATGGCGACAATTAACTGTAATGTTAAGCTACTCGAAGATATGTATATTCAATATGAATGTGGTTTAACCCGTCTTATGGAAGAATACAAAGCAAATCTTTGTGAAGATTACACGAAATATAAAAATGACTTGGTTGAATATAGCGAAAGTATGCGTAAACAGCATGCTGCATTTACTCATGGTATGAGAGTACTAAAAGATGCATTAGAAGTACAAGATGCTAATAAGTTACTTTTAGAACATCTCAAAGCAAGTGATGCAGTAACTGATGCTCTATTCCTTGGTTCAGAAGAAGCTAGTGCTAAGGCACTAAAACAGATTAAAGAATCTGAAAAATGGGGTAATAACGAAGACGTTAATAGACAACGTTTGAATTATAAACTTCCTAAGAATAATGTTCTTAATGTTATGAAAGATAACCAAGAACGTTTGCTTAAAGAAGGAGTTGCCTAATGTTAAAACGTATTTTAGGTGAATTTCCTATTTTTGCTAAGTTTGCAAAACTAGGTAAACGCACTAACGTAAAAGGTGAGTATCTTCCTTCTGAGTCTCAGAATGCATTTGCATTGTCGGACACTGTAGCATATGAGACAGGAACAAAAGAAGTTACCCCTGAATTATTTAACGGTGCATTAAACTTTGTAACAAGTAATATGAGTTATTTGTTCCATCGAGGTGTACCAGAATTTTCATTAAATGTTGCTTATTCTAAAGGTTCTATTGTGACGTATGAAGGTGCATTGTATGTATCTCTTACTGATGAAAACGTTAAACACGTTTCACAAACTTCTCATTGGGGAAGATTTGTCATTGAACCAAATGCATCACATCATAATGATTATCCGAATGGTAAACCTAAAGATACCAATCCTGTAGGTACAATTCTTACTGTTCCAGTAAATGCTCAACTAGACGGGTATATGGACTATGTAGAAGGTGCTGAGTTTAACCGAGTAATCTACCCAGAGCTATTTAGAGTTCTTGGTTCAAATAGATTTGGTACAAGCTCTAACACTAATAAAGAATTACCTATTGGTTCATTGGTTCATATTCTTTCTACTGAAGACATTCCTGATGGATGGGTAGAATGGAATAGATATAGTTCTTTAGCCGGTTATCCAGAGTTGCATCAAGCTTTATCAAGAATGGTAGAACGCTTACCTATTGGTCCTGTAAGACAGGTATGGACAGAAGCGTTAAAACAATACCGTTTCCCTGAGTTTAGTGCGAGTGGATTCCATCTAGGTATGAAAGGAACTGTTGGTAATTTCATTAATGATGTTTCTTCTGCTGCTAACTTATTAAGTTATCCAGTAGTTGTAGATAATAGCAACACGTTAAATCCTCTTGGAGTTTCAAGATGTGCTGTAGACCAACACAAAGAAGTTGTGGGTGCAACCGTATCAGAAAAGTCGTATACGTCCTCAGTTGCCAGCCCACTCGTGATTGTTGCACACCGTGCAGAACAACACAAAGATGTGGATGCCAAAATGGTTGTAGTATCCGAAGCTGTAGCAGAGACTGTTCCGAAGACTCTCTCTACTCGTTTAATCGTAAAAGCTACAAACCAACGTCCATCAAGTATTTCAAGTACTCATAAACAGGTGATTAAATATGCAAATCAATAGACCTAATACTGTTAAAGTGTTTGGAGTAAACGCAATGCAAGGCGATTATTTGCCTGTTAAATTTGGTACTAATGTAGTAGTAGCCAAAGAAGACTATGCTAATGTTGCGAATAAAAACTTCGAATACGGATTAGAATCACTTGAAGGTGATTTACAGTTAAAAGACTTAAACACTGTTTTCTTCTATCAAGGTGCTTTATTGAAATACCTATTCCAAAAAGGTATTCCAGAATTTAGTACTTATGAAGATTATGAATCAGGTGCAGTAGTTCAACATGATGGTAATGTATGGATTGCTACTAAAGATGTTAAAGCATCTACTCATGAAAAAGTAGCTGACCCATGTGACCCATGTGGTTGTAAAACTGAATGTGAAAATCCGGTATATCCTTCTAAAGAAGCTGGCTGGTGTAAGTTCATTACTTCATGCGAATATGATGCAAAAATCAAAGAACTAGAAGCTAAAGATAAAGCATTAGAAAAAGCTATCAATGACCTTAAAGGTGTTGAAGGTTTTGCTGTGTTACCAAACGCAGAAACAGGTGCGTTAGAACTTCGTTTAGATTTATCTGATGGTTCTAAAGTTACTATCCCTATGACTAAATTCGGTCATATTGAGAAAAACAAAGATGGTACTTTATCAATTACTAATGCTAATGGTACTACTTTAGAATTACCTAAATTTGTAGCAGAACATGATTTAGACCAACAAAAAGGTTTCTATTTCAATACTGCTTCAGATAAATGGGAAGTAGACCTACGTGATTTAGTAAAAGATGGTTCTGGTTTACAAGTAGACCGTGAAGGTTATGTATCTATTAAACCAACTGACTTTATTGATAATAACTCATTAGAAGTTTTACCTACCGGTAAAGCAGGAGTATCTGAATCTTGGTTAAGTAAAATCCTTAAACCATTAAAAGATTATATCTCTAATCAAAAAAATGCAAATGCTGATGCTTTAGCAAAAGCTATTCGTGACTTAGAAGCAGCTCAAAAAGCTTATGCTGACGAAAAAGCTCGTGAAGCTGAAGTTATGGCTCGTGGTAACTATGCTGAAATTAAAGCTTATAAAGAAAATCTTGATAAGTTAAGACAGCAAGTAGGCAGACATAAAAATGACTTAGGTAACCAAGCTAACCAACTTAAAGCTTTAGGTTTAACCGATGAAGAAATTCTTGCGTTAATCCAAGCTGGCATGAATAAAAATAATCCTAGCTACATTACTCGTATTGAGCCTGTAGAAGGTGGTGTAAAAGTTACTTATGCTAATGGTACATCTGCAATCTTAGGTGGTAATTCTGTAGCTGTAGATGGTAAATCTATTGTTGGTAACGGTAAAGATAAAGTACTTTCTGTTGGTTTATCTAGACGTTCCGATAATAAAATTAAACTTGTAGAAGATGGTTTATACGTTGGTAATCAAGATACTCAAACTAGCTATTTTGTGTCATCTGTATCAGGTGACGATACTAATATTGGTACTCGTGAAAAACCAATGCGTACAATTCAAGCAACTCTTGACCGTATCGGTGATAGCAGCGCAACCTACTATATTCATCTACATGAAAATGAAGAATTCGATTGGGTAAATAGTAGGTTACCTTCTGCTAAATTAGTATTTAAAGCTTATGGGAATACTGTAGATAATAGTTTCCCAGATGATATTCAATCTAATATCTATTATCGAGGATATTGTGCTAAAAACTATCCAAGACCTACTATTAATGTTCGAGTTAAATCCACATATTATGGCGAAAGCCCAGTAGTTATTCGTGATAAACTTTATTGTCGTGAAGTATGGTTACAAGGATTAAACATTCATATTTGGAATAAATATGAAGGTGTGGATAATAATCGTATTTCGGGTGTTTTTGCCGGTATGGTAAACGTAGATACTTTTGTAAGCGTTCATGGATGTATTATGCGAGTAAAATCTAAAGCTGTACACTTAGAAGGTTCAGGTGCATATCGAGATGATGTAATCTTCCGTGGAGATGTACGTTGGATTGACTCTAAAATTGAAGGTGATGCCCCATATATTGCTTCTTCAAGTTATACTAATAAGTTAGCGTTAATTTTATGGAATAGTGGTACATTAAAGGGTTATGGCGAAAAACCTGACCATGAATCTTTAATTGCTGCAGGTGACTATGCTACAGCAGGTAGAGGTTTAGCTTCTAATCTGATTGGTGTAACCATCAATGACCGTGATAAATACGTACTTGGTATGAACTTTAACTATGATGTATTCACAATCAAATAATAAGGAATCGTATGCAATTTTTTAAATTTAAAGATGCAATTCGTTCATGGTCTAACTGGGTATTAGCAGGTGTTGTTGTTACCCCTATCCTTGATGCGAATGTACAAGCGGTAGCTGACTTACTACCTGAACAGTGGAAACATTGGTTTATTACTGGTTTAGGTTTAGTTGGTTTAGTTGTACGTCAAATTAAACAAAAGTAAGGAGAACCTATGTCTTGTTGTGTTCCTTGCAGAACTGAAACTGTTTATGAAAACCGTAAGCAGGAAAAGAAAGAAGTGGAAGAATGTAAAAAACGTTTGGAAGCTACTGAAGAAGAGCTTAAGAAAGCTCAGGCTGAAGCTCAAGCAGCAAAAGATAAATTAGAAGAACTTAATTCTAAATCTCATTGTTGCCCTACTGTAGATATTGAATCTATTAGTAAAGTAGGTAATGAAGCTTTAGTGACATTCAGTGATGGTACTTATATGACAGTACCACTTGAATTTACTCATGGTTTGGATGCAGAAAAACCTCTTAGCATTATGGCTAAATTATCTAAGCGTATTGACGATTTAGACGATGCAGTTAAAGGTTTATCAGATAAACTAGATGCTCAATCAAAACTGTTTGTTAAGCTAACTGATTTAGTTAAAATCAACAGTTGTGGTGAAGAAGCTCCATTCTTAGGTGTAGATGTTAAAGTTGCAAAAGAGGTAGCAGATGAAAACAGTTAATCTAAATATTAATGGTTGTTTACCTCAAGTACGTGATGGCAAAGACGGTAAAGACGGTGTAAATGGTAAATCAGCATATGAATTATGGTTAGCAAATGGTAATACTGGTTCAGAAGCTGATTTCCTAGAATCTCTTAAAGGTCCTAAAGGTGCTGATGGTATTAACGGTACTAATGGTGATAAAGGGGATAAGGGTGACTCTTTATTCGAAGATGCTAAACTTGAAGACGGTAAACTTGTTATTACTAAACCAGATGGTTCAAAACTAGAAGTCCCTGTTCTCACATGCCCAGATGTACTATTCGTAGATGCATTTGGTAAAGTAGAACTAGGATATGGTCATAATATAACTTGTGATAAATCTGAAACTACTGACCCAGTAGAAGAAGTGGAAGATACTACTGAGAAAACTGTTATTAGTGTATCTGCTACTATTGGTTATGCTGCAGCAACTTCTATCACAGTACGTGCAGAAAAATATACTGCAGGTCAACCTAACCCAGACCCTAATACAGTGATTGAAGGTGTAGCAGTTGCAGTAGTATCTCCACACGAAACTTTTGGGCATAAACCGGTACATACAACTCCAATCGAACGTAGAGTAAGTTTCTCTGCAGCATATTCAGAGTTTCCACTAACTTTACCTATTACTAATTTACCTGATGATGCGTTTAATATACAGGGTGCTGTTGGTGGAGTTTCACATGCTTATAGAGCTTACGTAACAAATCTTTCTACAAGCTCAAGTAAAGTAGAACTTCGTGAAGTTGAAACACCGACTAATAATGCAATTGGCGATGCATTATAGGAGATTTAAATGAAAAAAAAACGTGTAGTAATCCCTGAAAATATGGGACGTGGTATTAAGGCAAATACCGAAAAATCACAGTATGAAGTCGATTTAACCGATTATGTCGATGGAAGTACTGTAACTTATACTGGTGGTAAACTAGGTGTAAACGTACCAGCATCTATCTCATCTGTAAGTACAGCAGGTGCTATTGAAGGTGATGGTTCAATTACTAATCCAGTGAAACTAGATTTTAATGATAGTATTGTAAAAGGTACTGACGGTAAATATGGTGTAGCTGAGACTGGTTTAACTTGTGCATCTATTGATGATTTACCAGAAAAACCTTGGAAAAAAGGTACAACTATTCTTGCAAAACAAGATGGTGCATGTGTACGTTTAGCAGCATTGGATTCTATCTTCCAAGAAATTGGTGTTGGTATTACTGCTGATAAAACTAACTCATTCACCAATGAAGAATACAATGTTGTTGTAACTGTATCTAACACCGGTGAAAGTACTAATGAATTAACTAACTTAAATATTGTAGGTCCAGAGATTACTCCGAACTATACAGTTAAAAATGTTAGAGTTGGTAACTCTGGTGCTGATGAAGTTGAACGAGTGGATGATTTTACTTATAACATTCGTGGTCTTCGTAAAGGTGGAACTGTAAATGTTAAGTTTACAGTAGTTCCTAATACTTTAGGTACATATCAGTTTACTGCTGCAGTAAATCCTAACTCTGCATTAGACCAAGATTTGAGTAACAATAGTGCGACAATTATTTTAAGTGCTCGTACAAAAGAAGACCCTAACTATATTCCTAGCGTAGATTGTCCTCTTATTACTGCTACAGAATTAGACCATAATACTGTATTACAGCAGTTACAAAATTATTTTTCATATAATAATGGGATGCAGCTTAGAAACTCTGATGCTGGAAGAGAATCTAATATTTTTTCTAAACGAAATTCTTTAAAAGGTCTTCGTATTCGATTAGAAAATGCTAGTACTGTTGTAGGATATTCTAAATCGGAAAGTTCTGATTTACAGCTCGCAGTTGCTTTAGGTGATGTCACTACTTCATCTAATATTCTTAAAGCAGATAATGGGGATAGTATTACTATTGCGGAAAATTCCATTAAATTAGGTTCAGATGGGTATACTTTTACTAACGGTATTCTTGAGATTACAAGTGATATTACTGAGTTTGCATTTTCTTGTAGACCTCAAGGTAATAATTGTAAATGGCAATCTTATGCAATTTATGCAGTAATTCCAGTAAATCGTAAATCTATTACAGTATCTGAAGTAACTAATGCAACTGTAAAAAAAGAACAGATATACAGTAAAAGCTTTAAACGAGATAATCTAGCAAAATCTTTTATTATTCCTGAATCTGACAAAACTAAATTGAATCCTTCAGTTAAGATTGGTAGTGTATCTGTTAGTTCTCCTGCAATATCTCAGGAAAAACTTATTGTTACAGTACAAGCAGGTACTGCGGCATCATTGAAATACACCAGTATAGATAGTTATGCTTCTGCTGGTTTATCTCAAGGTAAAACTACTATTACAGATGATACTATTACAGTTTCTGCAGATGCTAAATCTACTGACAGTGTTAATACTCCATATATTCAAGTTATTGTTGAGGAATAATTATGGCATATACTCAATCAAGTTGTGGATGTACTAAACCAGAAGAAGCAGGTAACCGTTGTCCTTTACGCAAGATTAAAAGTATTGCGAAATCAGGTGACTACGTTATCGTTACTTTTGATGACTGTACATTCCTAAAAGCTAGTTTCAATGTAGTGGATGATACTTTTGGAGGTACTACTTTACCTAAACTTCCAGAAACAGATGCTGAATTGAAAAAAGAAGTTGATAGTTTAAAAACCAAAGTTGAAGAACTTGGTTCAAAAGAGGACAAGGATACAATCTTTGACCCAACAGAATTAGTAGAACGTACTGCTAAAGTAGAAGCTCGTGTTCAAGCTTTAGAAGATACGCCTGCTGGTGATAAAGTAGATACTACTCAATTTGTTCGTAAAGACGAATTAGTAGATGTACAAGACTTTGAAGGTAACACTTCATTCCGTGCTATTCCACCTATTCCACGTAGACCGGAAGCAGCATAATCTCGTAGCCCATTAGGGCTACTTAACTTAATCTAAAATAGGAAAAAACAAATGGCAGTTATTCAATTAATGCATAAAAATGAAGTTGGTAAAACAACTGAGGTAGTAGACGGTCACGTTGAAATTAAGATTAACAACGAAGGTAACGTTAAATTTGAACGTACTGAAACTGGTTTAAAAGGTGAAGTTGCTTTACCTGAAGCCAAAGTTGTAATTACTAAAGTAGAAATCGTAGATAACAAAGTTAAAGTTACTAAATCAGATGATACTACTGAAGAATTACCTTTACCTGCACAAGCAATTGATGTGAAATTAAAAGGTGCAGAATTAACCGAAGATAACAAGTTAAAATTAACATTATCTGATGATTCAGTAATCGAAGCAGATTTAGCTAAATTTGTGGATGCACCAAAATCAGCAACTGAATATTGGACTGAAATCAAAGCATTACCAGATTTCAAAACTACAGTTGTTGAATTACTTAAATCACCTGAAGCAAAAGCAGCATTGCTTGAAGTTCTTAAAGGTGATGAAGTACAAAATCTTAGCGGTGAGACTAAAGGCTACTTACTTGCTAAATAATCTAATATGGGGGAGCAATCCCCCTTTGGAGTATAAATGAAAGTAGTACAAGACCTAGACTTACATGATGAAGATTTTATTGTTGAGAACAATAAAGTACGTACTCGTAAAGTAGTTAAAAGTTATAAATTAGACTTTGCAGTAGGTAAAGATATCGTTACAACAAATAACCCTGTGGATTATGACAAGCAGGAACGCAGACAGCTTACTGTTATGGATGGTATGGGTAAAATCCACATAGACATTAAAATGGTTAAAACTATTGGTCCTCGTCAAATGTTGCTTAAATTGCCACCTGATGCACCTAAGAACTTAGAGTTGATTGAAACTCAACTATGGGATGGTACTTCAGTGTGGGTGGATAAAGGAAGTCCATGGGTTATGGGTAATGGTCTAAAAGCAGGTCAAAGATATATTTTTGATTTAATAGGATTCTTCGGATAATGAAAGTAGCAGAAATCTCAGAACTTCACCCTTCAGATTTTACAGTAGAAGATGGTAAGGTTCGTGTACTTAAAGCATATAACTGGTATATGGCAGAGTTTGCTTTAGACAAAGAATTTATGACTACTGAAAATCCAAGGGCATACCTAGACCCTCAGTATAGAATGTTATCTGTGTTAGATGGTACAGGTAAAACACATTTAGAATTTAAGGTACTTAAAGATATTCCTGATGGTTCAGTAATCTTTAAACTACCTGAAGACGCACCAAATAATCTAGATAAAGCAAGTGCTCAAACTTGGGATGGTGGATTAATTTGGTATAACAGTAATAACCGAAATATCTATGGTAAAGGTCTTAGAGCTGGACGTTCTTATGCTATAGATTTAATAGGATTTTTTGGAGATTAATATATGGCAGAAAAAATTGTATTTGGTGCTGATATTGATAACGTAACCATTAAAAACATTGATGGTAAATTAACAGCAGTTGTAAATGTAGAAGATGCTGAAGATGAGTTTGAGGTAGTTAATGACTATGTAGAACCTCAAGAAGATGATGACTACTATGTAGAATCAGTCTTTGCTAAGTTCCGTCATAAAGCTACTCAACTTATGACAGATGCATTTAAGAAAGAGAAGAAACCTCGCAGTGCACCAGTGAATGAAAGTCTTACAGCTCCACTAACTGCAGTAACTCATGAAGAACGTGGGGTTATTACTATAGGAGTAGAAGGCAGTGCTATTTCACAAGTAGATGGTAAATCATTAAGTTATTCCGATTATAACCCTTCAAATACTTTTGTAGATATTAATAAAAGTGATTATGCGAATGCTAAAGCTTTCAATACTGCTAATGCAGGTAAATCTTTTACAGTAACTACTGCTAAACGTTATGCTACTTCTGAAGGACATCCAGTAGTTAAACCTACTGAGATTCCAGTAGCTTATCCTACATTAAAATATATAGAGGGTACAGGTAAGGCTGAATTAGGAAATGATGCTTATTATATTAATGCTGAGTTAATTTCTAGTTATACCACTGGAACTTTTCCAAGCGAATTTCATACTAGTTCAGAACTTTTAGATGAATTCCGTAGAGCTGCATCTGAGTTAGATGCAAATGCTATTACTATGCATTACGAGCTTACGACTACTGATGGACAAGTAATCACAGGTGATGCACCTATTGATCAAACATCACTTACAAACTATGCGGTGATTTCTGTTAATCGTTCTGCTATTTCAGAATACACCAGTCATACGTTTAAATCAGAAAAATGGACTTTAGCTCCTATTACAGTTGAAGGTTTTAACTTTAAAGTGATTATTTCGTTTGAACCGTATGTAGATGGGAATGCTTAGTAAGGGGTACTTATGGGAATCCTAAAATGTTTATACGGAGCTGATACACGCAATGTACGAATCTATAACTTAGGATTCCATTTCATATGGTTCATGCTTTGTGTGAGCCATATCTTTGGAATCATTGAGGTGGATTTACCTAATACTTTTGAACCACGTGTCACTAAGTTAGTTTGGTTGTTGTTGGCTTGTATCCTCTCAAGTTTTGTAAGTTTAATCCCAGAACATTATTGTAAAAACAGAGATTTATATAAATACCTGTCTTTACTATTAGGGGCATTGATTGAATTCATTGTGGCTTATAAATACGTAACTATTTACCCACCATTGAATCCTATGGTTATTGTATCTACTTATCTAGGCTTCTGGTTCTTAGGTGGTGCTTTATTCGTCAAACAAGAAAAGAAGGTGAATTATGGAGTTTCTCGTTGAACATCAACCGATTATTATGGTCGTGTTTGGTAGTTTGCTTGGCTCTATAAAATCCTCACTGGATGATGATAAGTATAACTTTAAACAAAGATTAATAAATTTTCTGATTGGTGTGTACTGTGGTATTTCGATTGGTCTTGCATACAAGAGTACCATTGAAACAGGTTATCTTGGTTT